AACAAGCTGGTTAACCGTGTACTTGCCAGTGACGTATTCCTCTTTCATCTTTGCAAAATCAACCATGGAATACCTCCATCGCAGACTTCATTACATTCAGTTCAACCATGGACTCACCACTGCTCACGCTCCTGCTGACGAATCAAATCATCGTTACGCTTCATCTGCTGGGGAGTCTCAACTTCAAACCCACAAACGCAACGCATGTACTCAAAACATTCCTCAAAAACCGGCCTTAGTTCGCCAGTCTCACAATTGGGACAAATCATAACACTTACCCAGTAACACTAATTTGACCCGACTTTACCCCAGCATTTTCCCTAAGTCCAATTTGTCATATTTTTTTGTCAGAAATTCCATAAACCCAAATCATAAAAACGTGCTTACTGAGTAATCTATGTTGGCTTATCGGGGGCTAATATTTTTGGTAGAAATTTGAGGAAGCTTTTTTCATGGAGCCTAAAATTAAATATGTGAAATATTTTTTTGATGTGAATGACCCTATGTATATGTGATATTTTTTTTTGATGTGAACCATAGCAACCACCCATCTACACGTCCTTTTGACCCACCCACACACGGCCTCACTAGCACGGCTGCGAAGCCCACTATGGCGTGATTGCCTGGTATGCACGGCGGTGATGGGGTAATTATGCTTGCCACTAACACTGTGACACACGGGGGCAATAACAAGGGGAAGGCATACACTAGGGGATAGATAGCATCAGTGATGATTGATCTATCTGAGATGCTGAAGCTAGCTGATGGAAGCATCACACACACTAGGGATAGCTACACTCACTATCTACACTCATACGCTATCTATCATCCACTACATGGATTAGTGTCTATCCCTATACAAGAAGGGAAGAGGTTTACCAGGATAGGATGAGGGGCTTTCCAGGGACAGGGACAATCAGCGAGGGGGTCAATTCAGCGGGTCATAATTAAAACGGCAAGAAACGAACGGCACCGCACTATCAATCCAAAGGAATAAATAATCCGCTATCCCTTGCCATGACTGACATTATACGCGATAGACTGAAATCTTTCAGGATTGCGCTACCTGTGTGCTGCGCTTTCACAGCAATCACAAAAAATAATCCCAAAAAAAGCATAAAAAGATGATCTAGCCTATTGTAATACTGAGTGATGCTCAGTAATATAGACACACGTTCCAGAGAGAACGGCACACCTAAAGAGAGATACAAAAATGATTACAGCTATCGCAATCCATGCATTACTAGTGATCGGTTCACTAGGGATCCTTTACGGTGAGGCCGTGATACGTCACGAAAAGCGCTTGCCAGTGATTATTACTTCACTTGCACTAGTCGCCGTTAACGCTTCAATTTACTTTATTTAATGAGGATCTAACAATGGTTAAATTATCAGTAACCTCCAAACTCGACGGAATCCGTTCATGGTCGCTCCAGGCCCGTGATACTTGCCCTGGCGCAATAGGCGCCGATGCATGTAAAGGCTGCTATGCGACACAGGGTAATTACCGTTATCCCAACGTCAAAGCGCCAAGGATCGAAAATCGGGAAGACTGGAAGCGTGATGAATGGGAAAACGACATGGTCAAGGCTTTGGACTCTGACCGCTATTTTCGATGGTTTGATTCGGGAGATGTTTATTCACTAGCTCTTGCGGAAAAAATCCACTCTGTGATGGTTCGCACACCATGGGTCAAGCATTGGATCCCGACTAGAATGGGCAAATTCTCTAAATTCGCGTCGATCCTTTCACAGATGCAATCACTGCCTAATGTTATGGTACGTTTTTCTTCTGATTCCATCATTGGCGAATATGACGATCGTCATGGATCAACCATCTTCCCAACAATAGCGCACGTCACGGAAAACGCCAAGCCTTGTTTGGCCTATGAGAATGCTGGAAAGTGTAACGGCTGCCGGTCATGTTGGGATAAATCAGTCACCGTCATTGGATATATCGCACACGGTAAAACAATGCTTAAACATGTTCGCATTGCAATGGAATCAATCTCATGAACAATCAAGAGATAATCGAATTTTACAACACCCATTTGAACATTACTCTTTCCGAATTATCGCGTATCACTGGAAAATCCGTTCAAGAGCTTAAAAAAATATTGCTGAGGTCTTAATGATGGATAATTTAAGTAATTATCTCGCTATTTATCAAGGTAGATATCTTGAAATAAAGGCCAAAACATCGAATGAGGCAAAACAAAAAGCTTTTAAAAAGTTTACTGCTACAAGCTTAGATGATGTCGAGATTCATTTGACTGACGTCGAATATGACCCGTACTATCTGACAGCCGTCACATATGACCCTTATTACTTTTAATGATTATCTCTACCTAGGCTAATAAGCCAACGCTCTACTATTGTGGGGCTTTTTTTTGGATGACATATGGAACAGAAAAAGAAACGCGCTGATTTCAGCGCCTACATGCCCAAAAAGCGCAAAAAACCGCCTGTAATCAAGCGTGACATTGTTTTGGAGAAGAAAAAAAAGGTAAAACCTGAGAAGCGCGTTATTAATATTTATCTAACAGAAGAAACGATAGAAGCCTTATCCATGCTAACCAATCGATCCCAATTTATCGAAAGCGCTATCCTTGAAAAAATTGAGCGCATTCATAGAAAGCATGGCAAGGAACTGAGGGAATACCCCAAAGCCCTGTAAGGCCCTACAAGCCCCGATAATGATCAAGGCTTATCACGGCAAGGGCTTAGGGATTTTGAGGATTGTGAGGGCTTAGAATCAATTGAGGCTTGATGCAAATGATAATCTAGGGCTTTTGAATAGCAGAATGTATCGAAAAGCTCAAAAAACGTGCAATTGAGTCGCATTTACATAGCATTTGCTCATATTAGCCTTTCATTATAAAGCATTTGCTTATCCAGGCGGTCGATGGCGGCTTGATCGTTGTATTTTTCAGGGTATCTTTTTTTGAGTTTATCGATGTTATGGGTCTGAATTTCTTCCCATGTGAGGTTAAGAGTGTCACACGCCAGGTTAATAAACCACATGAGATCACCTAATTCCTCTTTAAGGTTTTCTCTATCCAACGGTTTTCCGTATATGAGATGTGCTTTAACGCTGCTCATGAACTCACCTGCCTCAGATCCTATGCCTAAGGCAGCATGGTTAAGGTCATATGTGAAATCGATTCTCTTAGCGGTTTTTAGTGCTTCGTCCTGGTACATACCCCCCCCTTATAAAAAATACGTTACTTTGTGGGAAAAATTAGACCCACCCCCTATTCGTTGTCAAGATGCCTGAATGTTCGGCTGATGATCCATCCGCTCAGGATTACCCAAGCCGCTAGTAATAATAGAAAGATAACTAAGCTCATTTTCTGCCCTCTTTGTTATGAATGAATCCAGCCAGATGACATCCTGTTCGCATTTAACAATGGCAATGTGTCCTTTCCAGCCAGCATGAAACGCCTCTTCATCGTCGGTAAGTCTTCTTTGTGAAGGGGGCTTGGTTCCGTCTTTGATTTCAATGAGGATGTTGAATCCGGCCTTAGAGACAACCAGGTCAGGAAAACCATTGCCAAGATCAGAAGTGATCGCAACAGCGAACCCCCTCCCCCTAAAAAACTGTGTGATTTCTTTTTGATTCGCATCCACCCTCCCCCTTTTCATATTTTTATGATGCCTTGTGTAATAGCTTCAACCAATGTTCTTTCAAAACCCCACTGCCAGAAATCTTGTATCTCTGCAGGCGTTAGGTCTGTTTGTACTCTTCCATCCAAAGCGTCATGACAAGAAGAACAACACCATGTTACAAATATATCATGTGCCTTTAAGCTGGTTCCTTTGCCGTGCCTACCCTTGTTACTGTGTGCGGCAATGACGGTGTTTGAGTCCCTGTTGCACAATTTGGGTATCATTACCTGACACTCCTGCCCCCTGGCAGCGTTTAGATATTTCCTAGATCTAATCATATATGGTTCTCCACCATGAAAGCCTCAACATATGTTATCAGGCTATTCAACCGGGAGATGGTCATACGGGATGTTGATTCTCTTAAGTTAACCAGTTCGTTTTCGATACCAGGGATGATGTCAGCACCTTCACCTGTAACAAGGGAGTGGCCAGACACCAACAGGATCTTCCATTGCTGTGATGTCAATGTGCGGCCAGCCCAGTGCATTCCTGATCGACTGATTTGATCAAACAGAGCATGAATCTTTGCTGATTGCTCTAATGATCTTGTTCTCTCTCCGACTGTAACGATGTAGGAATCAGGCGCGTTGAGTATGTGTTCGACTGCCCTTTCTCTTGCTTCTTTGTGAAAGAGGTCGTAGGTTGCTTTGGTGGCCACACCTGTACTCCATTATGTGTGAACGTATATGACTTTGGTTTGCCAAAAGCTTTCATAATTTCTTTTGCAACATTCAAATGTTCTTCTAAACCATGGTCAGTGAGATATTGCTGAAACTGTTCCTTGTTCAAGTAGTTTCCCAAGATTGTTGATAAGGACCTCCGCTACCCGCTCAGGCATCAGGCCAGTGTTGAGGGCGTGTTGTGAAGCGTTTATCTCATCCCTAATTGACTTACGGACTTTGCTCCAAGTAGCCAGCTTGATGACCCGATAGATATAAGTATCAGTATCACAGTAGCTGTTCTCATGGAGGGATGTTGCCAGTTCAAAGTTGATGTTGAGTTCTGCACACATG